TATAGGCGTCCGTCCGTGTTGCTGCCGAGAAGCCGTCGCCCAGCCTGGCTTTTCGGCCAGGCTTTTCATTGCCCCCCTTTCGCGAGGATTTTTTCATGAATCCGATCACTCAAGAGTCGCTGGAGCTTTTAAAGGGCGCTCTGGCCCAGCCGAATGACACGCTCGCCAAGTCGATCTCGATCGCGTCAGGTCTGTTGGCTTATACCTTCAAGCACCGGCTAAAAACCTCTACCCTTTCGTAACTCCGATCAGAAACGTGATGCCTCGTGTCGCTGGCGGCACCGGCTCAGCGACTAACTGGCGCCAGGTCAGTGCAATCATCGGCTCCGGCTTCGACGCAATGGGCTGGGTACCGGAAGGCCAGCGTTCGGGCCAGATGTCTTATTCGACCTCGAGTAAATCGGCCACCTATGTGACCATTGGCGAGGAGGACGCGGCCACCTTCGAAGCGATTTCCGCTGGCCGTGAGTTCGAAGATATTCAAGCGCGAATGACCTTTCGCCTCCTGCAGAAGATGATGCTGAAGGAAGAGATGGCGATCCTCGCCGGCAACGCATCGCTGACACTCGGCACGCCCGGGACCCCGACGTTGTCGGCATCGGGCAGCGGGGCGGCACTTCCGACGGGAACCTACTTCGTAAAGGTCGTCGCGTTGACCCTCGAAGGTTACCAGAATTCGGGCGTCATCAGCGGCGTCGCCACCTCGAAAACCGTCTCCGGAGCTGACGGGAAGAGCTACGTGCTGTCCGGCGGGTCGTCGAACATCAGCGCGGAGGCGAGCCAGGCGATCACCTCCGGACAGACCCTTTTCTGCAGCGTCGTTGCGGTGCAGGGTGCGGTCGCTTATGCTTGGTATGTCTCGACGGCGACTGGCACCGAGACCTTGCAAGCGATCACGACGATCAACAGCCATGCGATCACTGCCCCGCTGAGCACCGGCAACCAATCGCAGACTGCAATCACCGCAGACAATTCGGCCAATCCGACCTTTGCCTATGATGGCTTGCTGACCACGGCCCTCAAGCCTGGTTCAAACGCCTATGTCAATATGATGCCGACCGGTACTGCGGGTGTTGGGACGCCGCTGACTGCGTCGGGCCGCGGATCGGTAGTCGAAATCGACACAATGTTCCAGAAAATGTGGGACAATTTCGAGCTGTCCCCGACCGTCCTCTATGTCAACTCTCAGGAGTTGAAGAACATCACCAGCAAGGTATTGTCGAACGCTTCGGGGCCGTTGTTGCGCTACGACTCACCGGCAGACGGGAGCCGCGGTGAATATCAGATGACGGCATCCGGGGTTGTACAGTTTTATTACAATCCTTTCGCGATCGAGGGCGGTCTTCGAATCCCGATCAAGATCCACCCGCGCGTTCCCGCGGGCACGATCATCGGCTGGGCTGAGAACCTGCCGATCCAGTACCAGTCGAACGAGGTGCCGAACGTCGCCGAGGTCAAGGTCCGGCAAGATTACTACCAGATCGACTGGCCGATCGTCACACGTCAGCGCCAAGTCGGCGTCTATGCCGAGGAGGTTCTGGCCGTGTACGCGCCGTTTGCAATGGGTGTCATTTGCAACATCGGCAACGGCTGACTGAGCATACGGCTCTCTCAGGTTTAAACTGAAAGGACATCCGTGTCTGATCTAATCACATTACGGGCCGTCTCCCCGATATGGGACGCGATCGGGCACGCGGTGGAGCGATGCCCGCATGACCTCGACGGGGTCGTGCGGACGTCGCGCGAGGCCGCCGTACATCTGCTCCACAATGAAACCCGCATCGTCAACGACCGCAGTACTGCGGCGGCGTTGGCGATGCAGTGGTTTCGACGGTGACCACGATGATTACCGATGACCCTGTCATCAAGGCCATGCGTGAGATCAATCGCGCCTTTGTATCCGTGGCCCAACGTCTCGGCACGCCGGTAGCGCTGGAAGGATTGGCGAATATTTTGGTCATGAACCTTGCCGCAGCCTATGGCGAGGAAGTGACAATGGCAATGCTCAGCGAAATCGCCGGAAGTGCTGCGCCGGTGGCTCATATGTGGAGCGGCCTTACCGCGGCGCAGGACCACGAACCAGGGCACGCGTGATGACTGACCTTGGTTCAAGCTTTGGCGACTTGACGACGCTCGCCGATGTCAAGGCGTGGCTGCAAACCGGGCAGAGCGCGTTTCCGACGACTGACGACGCACTGCTGACGCGTCTGATTACCGCCGCGAGCCAATTCATTCAAACTTGGCTCAACCGACAGATTGCTACGCAAGATTGGATTGAGGTTCGTGATGGTCTCGGGAGCACTTTTGGCCCGGGCGAAACAAGATACCAATTCGCAGCATTTCCGGTTACCGCGGTCAGTCGCGTTGTCGTCGATGGCCTGACCCTTCCGGCGATTCAAGTCACCCCACCCGCGCCGCCCGGCGGGGCTATTGTTGGCAGCCAAACGGGATACCTGTTTACCCCGACCCAGTTGGTGATCAGGGGATACGCGGTGCCGCGAAAGACGGGATGTGTAGTGCTGCAATATACCGCCGGCTATGCGGTGACGCCCCCCGATCTGGCCCAGGCCTGTATTGAGTTGGTGGCGTTGCGTTACCGCGAACGTAGCCATATCGGGGAGGTCGCCAGAGCGATCGGCGGTGGCCAGACGGTTTCGTACTCTCAAAAGGATATGGGTAACTCGATCAAAGTGCTGATCCAGCAGTACCGCATCGTTGCGCCGATAACCGGATACCTGATGCCGGCACCGACCCAAACGTGTGCGGCAGCCCTCGGCGGTGTCGCGTGATCTCAGCCTATCTCGTCGGCGACGAGCAATTACTCGAGCGGCTGCGGGCGCTTCGCGATGCCGTTAATGCTGGGCTGGCTCGCTGTATTGCACAGCTCGGGATCGACCTTCAACGCGATGTGCAACAAGACAAGCTGAGCGGCCAGGTTCTGAAAATCCGGACCGGCGGGTTGAAATCAAGCCTCGACTATAGTGTCGACCAGAGCGTGCGGGGCGCCACCGCGGAGGTCTTCACCGCACTCCGATATGGTGGGGCCCAGGAATACGGCTTCACGGGAACGGTCAGCGTCGGTGCGAGCCTGCGGCGGATCAGACAGGCTTTCGGTCGGCCGATCGCTGAGAAGACCATCAGCGTGCGGGTGTATGACCGCCGCATGTCTCTTCCAGAGCGCTCCTTCTTGCGCGCGGCACTCGATGACATGACCCCTGCGATCCGCGATGCAGTAGACACAGCTGTAGCAGAAGCGGTATCGGACTGGGAGAACAGCCAATGATCGTCAGAGAGGCGATCTATGGTGCTCTCTGGTCGCTCGCAGCCGGTGCGGCGAGCTTCGCTAGCGCTAACCGCCGGCTCCGGCATTGGGTGGATCTTGCGCCCGCGGAGCAGCCCGCGCTGTTCATGAGCGAAAAGGGCGGGCACGCGGTGACCAAGGCGCTCGGCGGCCCGATCATATGGACGCTCCATGCCGATTTCTACGTCTATGTGCATTCGAGCGACCCATACTTGGCGCCTGCGATGCTTTTGAACCCGCTGCTCGACGCGCTCGAAGCGGTGTTGGCGCCATCGCCGGTGACGGGGATTCAGAACCTTGGATTGCCCGCGATGGTGCAGCACGCCTACATCGCCGGAAAAGTCGAGACCGACGAAGGTGTGCTCGGCGACCAAGCGATCGCGATCGTCCCGGTAGAGGTATTGTGTTTGTGACAATGCAGCCGCAACGACGCCGAGTGCTGGAGATGAGAACGTGCTGAACTGCGCTCGGCAATAAGTTCGTCTCTCGGCTCACTAACCTTATGATTAAACCCGCTGGTAGGAGTGTTTTATGGCGATGGAAGAGCCCGGCGCCACCGGCGCCGCTTCCCGAGACAGCCTCCCCCGTCCTGAGGATCTAGGCTCGGCGACGCCCAGGAGCGACCCCCGTTCTCTCGACCTACTCATTGAAAGCTGGTGGAACGACCATTTCCCGGGGTCGGCAATCGCCCGCGATACCCAAGCCTGGAATGTCGCCCACGCCGCCAAGGAGATGCTGAAGCGGCTTTTGAAAAGGGAGTATCTGACATGCAATTGAGCTTCGGCTCTGGAGCGGTCTGGGGCGAACGCACCGACGTAACCGGTTCAGGAATCGGCCCGCGCCAGTTCGGTGTGCTCCAGGATATCCAGATTGATTTCGATTGGACCGACAAACCGCTCTACGGGCAGCTTCAGTTTCCCGTGGCGATCGCTCGCGGCCAGGGCAAGATCACCGGTAAGGCAAAGTTCGCCCAGATTCTTGGATTGTTGTATTCCGACATCTTCTTTGGGCTGGCCCCGGCTACCGGCCAATTTGCCGTCGCCCAGCTCGAGGCCGCCAGCATCCCGGCGGTGACGCCGTACACGGTGACGGTCGCCAACGCAGCCAATTACAACGACGACCTCGGCGTTGTCTACGCCGCCAGCGGGAAGCGCTTCAACCGCGTAACGACACCTTCCTCAGCGGGTCAATACTCGGTAAATTTTCGCCACGGGGATCTACACTTTTTCATCCGCCGACGCGAACGCTGCGGTATTGGTCTCCTATACTTACAATCTGACGACATCGGGCAGCAAGCTCACCATCACGAACCAGGTGATGGGGACGACGCCGACGTTCAAGGCGACATTCTACACCAACTACGCCGGCAGCGGGACGGCTTTGCGTCTCAACGCCTGCATGGCCGACAAATTGTCACTGCCGACCAAGGTCGATGATTGGACGATCCAGGAGCTCGATTTCTCGGCCTTCGCGGATGCTTCCGGAACGATCGGCTATCTGAGTACGGTGGAGTAATGCTTCCCGGCGTGACGATTGCCATGGGCGGCCGGGATTGGCTGGTTCCCTCGCTCACTCTCGGACAGCTCCGTCGGCTGATGCCCAAGGTGCGGCAATTGACCGACATTGGCGCCTCGATGAGCGAGATGCAGATCGGTGTGCTCGTTGAGATCGTCGCCACTGCAATGCAACGCAACTATCCTGAGGCAACGCCAGAGACGGTCGAGAACCTGCTCGATCTTGGCAATGCCAGCACAGTGCTGAATGCCGTTCTTACAGGCTCGGGCCTAAAGCTGAGCGATAGCCGCCTGGGGGAAGCGGCGGCCCCCGGGTCCAGCCCGGGGGCAGGGTCGACAATCGCGAAGCGTCCTCCCGATCCAATGCACGGGACACAGGCGATTGGGGATATATATACGGGCTCCTCGCCACCGCCTGCGGCTACAGTTATCCCGTAATTGATGAGATGACGCTCTTCGATCTGGAAGAGCTGACTGCCTATTGGGCCGAACATCCGCCACTTCACATTTTGGTCGGGGCGTATCTCGGCGTCGGTAAACATCGCCGCAAAGGGACGCCGTCGATGTCGGCAAGTCAGCGCCCCGCGTCAGATCCGGATCTGGCGGCGTTGCTCGCCGAACTTGGACCTGGGTTTGGAGCCAGTGACGTGCACGCCGGATTGGCTCCGGTGGTGCTCGATTTTTCCGAGTTACGGCGCCGGGTCAGATCCGGAGATTGAGCGCAGCCACGACGGCAACCGCGAGAATGGGAATCCGCGGGTGCTCTTACCATTAAGGGACCATTATGACGGACATTGAAACCAGCGTCGTCATCAGCGCCCAGACCGACCAACTGCAATCCGGATTGGAGGCAGCGGCGAATTCGGTCCAGGCGGCAACTGATGCGATGCGGGCCCAGTTCGCCGGGTTGGGAGCCGCCGCTCAACAGGCGCAGATGCAGATCAGCACCGCGAGTGCACAAGTCGGATCGAGCATCGGTGCATTGCAGGCCAGAGCCGCAACCATCGCCGGATCGATGGCATCGCAAGAAGAGCGCGATCAGATCAATCGGCTCAGTGCTGATCAAAAAATCTCCGACGAGAGATTTGCCCGCTACAAGGCGGCAATCCAAAATGAGGCCGCTTTCGGCAAGCTTTCGGCGACTGAAGCGATCGGACAAGAGCAAGACCTGCTCGACCTCAAATGGTCCTATGATCAGGCCTATTACGAGAAGAAGCTGGCCGCCGCCGATAACGACGGCCGTATGCAAGAGAAGGTGCTCGAACAACAGGGGCTCGCCTACGAGAAATATGTCACCAACGTGCAGGCGCTCGACGCCAAATTGGCGCAGGCCAATAAAAGGGCTTGGGACGATTTGGTTGCCCCGGTCGAGCGCGCCATCGACCGGTCGGTCACCGGTATCATCCTGGGTACGACGACCGTACAAAAGGCTCTGGCGAACTTGGCCCAATCGATCATCGCCGAGTTCGTGAACTCGGCCGTCAGAGGCGTGTTCGACCAGATCGGCAACCTTTTGGCCCGCGGCTCGCTCGGCGGCAGTGATCAAGATTTCTCGGCGGGTCTCGCCGGCGCCGGCGAGGAGGTGGCCGGCGGCGGCCTTGGCGAAGGCTTGGGTCTGGGAGGCCTGTTCGGCTCGAGCGGTCTCGTCGGCGGTCTTTTCAAGGATATCGGCACTCTGTTCGCCTTCCGCGGCGGCGGGATTGTGCCGAGCGCGCAAGGCGGCTGGGCGGTACCAACCCTCGGACCCGGCGGTGTACTCGCCCAACTGCACAGCAACGAGATGGTGCTGCCCGCGAACATCTCTGAGGGGCTACAGAGCATGCTCGCTGCACCGGCTGGTGCCGGCGGCGTAAGCGGCACTGGCGCAAGCCCGGTGGTCGTCAATGTCTCCGCTATCGACAGCCAAGACGTCAAGCGCTTCTTCCAGAGCAACGGTAGCCTGCTGGTCACCGCGCTTAATAAAGCGATGCGCAACGGCTCGGCATTGCGGACCGCGTGATGCCATTGGTTTTCCCGACGCTGCCCGGGCTCGCGTGGAGCGTCACCAAATCGCCCACCTTCCAGACCCGCATTCAACGCGCGGCATCGGGACGGGAATTGCGGGCTCTCGATTACCCATACCCGTTGTGGCAATTTGCGCTGGTCTTCGATCTGTTGCGAGACAACCCGGCTGCCGGCTACGACGAGCTGCGAACCCTGATGGGGTTCTTCATGCTTTGCCAGGGCGCCTTCGGGACGTTCCTGTTTCATGACCCGAGCGACGATCGGGTCGCCGGGCAACAGATCGGCGTTGGCAACGCCAGTACCACGGTCTTTCAGCTACAGCGCGCGATGGGCACGACCCTCCCCGGCGGCGGGTTCCAGGAGCCCATCGTGGCACCGAACGTCGTCAGTGCAGCCTACCTCAACGGTATCACGCAAAGCCCGGTAAGCTACAGCGTCGATCCGAATACCGGATTGGTCACATTTGCAACGGCACCCGGCAGCGGACTGATTATCTCTGCCGACTTTACCTATTACTTTCGCTGCCGGTTCGTCGAAGACAGCTACACATTCGAGAATTTCATGTTTCAGCTGTGGCAGCTCAAGAAGCTTACCTTCATCTCGGTGCGGCCGTGAAACCAGCCTCCGCTGCCCTGATTGCGCTGCTCGACAGCAGCGAGCAGTTTATCATGGCCGACCTATACACCTTCACTTTGATCGGCGGATCGATTCTGCGGTATTCGGCAGCGCCGACCCCTCTCACTGTCAATGGCCAGACTTTTGCGCTGGGCCCCAAATTCGAGCGCTCAAAGACAAAACTCGTCATCGGCGTCCAAGTCGACGAGCTCGAGGTCCAGATCTATCCCGAGCCAACCGATCTGATCGGCGATTTGCCGTTCTTGGGAGCGGCATGGCAAGGTCAGCTCGACGGTGCTCTGTTGCAGCTCGAACGGGCCTTTATGCCAGCCTATGGTGACACTAGCCCGGGAACCGTGGTTCTGTTCGCCGGCCGGATCTCGGATGTCGATTGCAGCCGTACCGGTATCGACATGAAGTGCCGCTCGCATCTCGAATTACTTAATATCCAGATGCCGCGGCGGCTTTGGCAATCCTCCTGCACACACATCTTTGGCGGGTCGATGTGCCAATTTAACCGGACCAGCCTCGCCGTAACTTTTTCGGCCGGCTCCGGCTCGACGCAAACCGAGATCACCAACGTACCGAGCTCGACAACACCGTTCGCTCAGGGGACTATAACGGGGCTCACGGGGGCCAATGCCGGGCTCATCCGCACCATTGCCAGCCTCGTCGGTGGTAACACCGTCGTAGTAAAGGTTCCATTTCTTTCCCCCATTGCCACCGGCGATCAGTTCCAACTGCTGCCCGGCTGCGACCGTACGATCTCGACCTGCACCAACGTTTTCAACAATGCGGTGCATTTCGGGGGCTTCCCCTATATCCCGACCCCGGAGACTGCGGTTTGACCGATCTTAGCCGCGTCGTCGTGCTCGTCGAAGCCCAACCGCCGGCCGATCCGCGGCGATTTGCGGTCATCGAGGAAGCCCTGGGGTGGTTGCGCACACCCTATCATCATATGGCGCGGGTCAAAGGCGTTGGTGCCGATTGTCTGACATTGCTTGCCGAGGTCTATGAAAAGGCCGGCGTCATCCCGCATGTCGAAGTACCGTTTTATCCACCCGATTGGAACTTGCATCGCGAGGCCGAACGGTACCTCGAAGGGGTCATGCGTTATGCCCGCGAAGTCCCGGCCAGAGATAACGCCGATCCGGCGCAACCGGGCGACATTGCCGTCTTCAAATTCGGCCGGTGCTTTGCTCACGGCGCAATCGTCCTGCAATGGCCGCGGCTGATCCACGCTTGGCACAATGCCGGGGTCGTCTACGTGGACGCGACGCAAGGCCAGCTCGCTGGGCGGCCAATGCGGATTTTTGATCCGTTCTCGGAAACCAGCTAGGGCGCACCCATGGGCGGCATTCTGGGTGGCCGAACCAACGCCAAGCAGCAAAAGGCAGTTGGATCACTACAGTTCCAGACCTCGCAGCACGGAGGTGTCATTCCGCTCGTCTACGGCACGACGCGGCTGTCTGGCAATCTCCTCGACTATGACGACTTCAGAGCGACGGCGTCGTCAAAGACCGGCGGCAAAGGTAAAGGCGGCGGAGGCGGCAAGGGGGGCGGGCAGCAATACACGTATTCGGCTTCGTTCATCATGGGGTTGTGCCAAGGGCCGATCGCCGGCATCGGTACCGTCTGGTGGGATAAAAATATTTCGCCCTTGGCAAGCTTGCCCGGCCTCTCCTCGATCAATATCGGCGATGACGGTCAGGCCGTCGATTCCTTTTGGTCGACCAACCATCCAGCAAAGGCCCTTAGCTATTCCGGAACGGCAAATTTTACCTGCGCCAACTACCAACTCGGCAATACCGCTACACTGCCGAATTTCTCCGTCGAGATCGAGGGCATCGGAACGGATTCGGGCGTCAATGGCTTCGACGCCAACCCCGCAGCAGTGGTCGCAGATTTTCTGACCAATCCACGCTACGGCGCCGGTTTCCCGAGTGCCAACCTCGACCCCACTATAACCGCGCCCGAGGCTACCTCCTATCTGAGTTACTGCTTTGCCGCAGGCCTCTTCGTATCGCCGATGCTCGACACCCAGCAGCCGGCACAGCAATGTCTGGCCGACATTGCCAATTTGACGAACAGCGCGATCGTCTGGTCCGGCGGACTGCTCAAGATCATCGCTTATGGCGATCCCGCTGACCGCTTCATACCAGCTCGTGCGGCTTGGCGGGACCGTGACAAGCTCCGGTGGCGATACCGTCAGCCTCGTTTTCAGCAATCCCGATCTGGCGGGCTCGCCGATCACCGTCAGCTACACGACGACCGGTCAGGAGCAGACCTATGCGGCTGTTGGGGCCGGGCTGGCACAGGCAGTCCTTGGCGCTGCCCCGTTGACGGCATTCGGCCTCTGGGCCGGGGTCCGCCCAGATGGCCTGACAATTGCGCTGCTGAACACGACCGCACAGCTGACGTCTGTCGCAGTCAGCGCGTCGGGCGGCATAACCGTTGTTCTCGACGGCACGACTGGACCCTATACCTACTCGCCCAACACCACACCGATCTACGGTCTCAACGACGACGATTACATCGTTCAGGAATCGGCGGTCGGATCCCATAACGGGGTCAGCCCGGGCGGCCTGGCTTTGCGGTCGGGCGCAACCGCGGTCACCGGCGGTTTCACCGATGATCCGGTGCATATCGTGCGTTCGACGCCGGCCGACGCCAACAACTACATCCAGCTGCAGTGCAAGGACCGCGGCAACAGCTACAATTCGCACGTCGTCGAAACCTTCGACCAAGCCGCTGTCGACCTCTATGGCATCCGGCGCGACACGTCCCTCAAGGCCGACATGGTCGTCGACCCCTATCTTACGGGAACAGTGGTCGCCCAGTTGGTATTGCAGCGCTCGCTGCTCTTCCGCAACACCTATACCTTTAAGCTCGGTTGGAAATATTGCCTACTCGAACCGATGGATCTCGTGCAAATCAGCGATCCGAGGCTTGGCGTCTCTGCTTTGACGGTACGCATTACTGCCGTCGAGGAAGATGACGAGGGAACTTTGACAATTACCGCCGAGGATTTTTTCGGCGGCTATTCAACCGCCGTGCTGTACGGCAAGCAGAGCACCGCCGGTTATATACCGAATTGGA